CCCACAGGACCATTCTCCAGCTAAGGTAACTCCTGAAATTGAGCAAGACAAAACTTTATTCTTCGCTCGTCAGGTTCATGCTTTATACGTTAATAATGGTAATAAGTATGCTGCTGCCGATTATGCTAAACATACTCTGGGTGATGAGCTTTTAAGTAAGACTCTGAAAATGCCAGAAGATATCATTCAGCGTACCGCAGTAATTACTGGTGAGTCCGGCGTTTCTGGGTTCATGGCAGAGTTGGTTCAAATCAACCAGGCTAACCAGGCATTCATTGAGATGTTACGTCCCATGTCTGTACTGGCTCGCTTCCCAGGTCGCAACATGACCTTTGATGGCGCAGGTTCAATTAAGATCCCACGTCAGTCACTGGGTAGCACCGGTGGATGGGTAGCTGAAGGCGATCCAATCAAGGTTGACCGTTTGACACTTGACAGCATCGAGCTGACTCCTAAAAAGAATGCCAACATCATGGCAATCTCTAAAGAGCTGGCAGCCCGTTCAACTCCTTCTGCATTAGCATTAGTACGTGATGACCTGTTATCAGGTATCGGTACTGCTATTGATACCAAGTTTGTATCATCTGATGCTGCTGTTGCAGGTACTTCACCTGCAGGTCTTCTGACTTATGCAGGGACTCCAGTTGCTGCCGTTGATGGTTCTCTTAATGAGATCCTGATTGCACTGAAGACTGCCATCGCGCAGATGCTTGAAGTTAATATGCCAATGGCATCCCCTATCTGGATCCTGAATCCTGTTACTTTGAATGGCCTTAAATTCATCACTGATGGTTTAGGTAAGCCTTATTTCAAGGATGAGATTAACTCAGGTACTTTAGCTGGATATCCTTATCTAACATCAACTACTAATAGTGTAGACAATGTAATCCTGGCTGATGCATCACAGATAATCACTGCCCTTGAGTTAGCACCAACGATAGATATATCCATGGATGCTACACTGATGATGGATGACGCACCTGCTTCACCAATTACAGCTGGTGCTGCAACGTCTATGTTCCAGACCGACAGTATTGCTGTTAAAGCAACGACTCGTGGTGACTGGGGCGCACGTTACGCAGAGTGTGTACAGTTAATCACAGGCACAACAGCCTGGGGTTAAGCAATAATTGATTCGTAAGAGTCAGTCATTAATACCAGTTCATTCAATCCCCTTATGAGCTGGTATTTGTGATTTGCAAATCAAAGAGGAAACAATAATGGCACAAGATCACAATGTGTATTCAAAGATAGTTGGCGGTACGTTTCAGCCTATGGGACTGCCAGTAGATACTGTCTGGCCAATGAATGATGTCGTACAGCGTTTTGTTGTTGAGAACGGTTATGCTGTTGTTACTGATGCTGACGGTGTAGAACCTGTTGTAACTGTAGCGACTCCACCTAATCCGTAAGGAGCCACCATGGTTACTGTTAAAGTACTACAGGATGGTTTCTGTATAGGGAATCAATCGTACAAAAAAGGTTCAAAGATTGACGTATTACCTGCCGTTGCCGACTACATGGTTTCTAATGGTAAGGGCGAGATACCTAAGCGCAGGACTTATAAGCGCAGAGATATGCAGGCAGAAGAATGAAACTATTCGGTTACGATCTCGCTATAAAGAAAAAAGTTACGGAACTTGGTGGTATGGTTATTAAGGATTTCGGAGACGGGACCTGGTATAAGCCAAACTGGTTTCAACTTGGCGGTTCTGCACCTGATAGCAGCATAGCATTCAAATCTACCGGCGTATTCACCTGTGTCTCTATTCTCGCACAGGAGATAGCACGTCTCAGGATTACACATTACACTGACCCAGACCTTAATGGTCAGAATGAAATGTACCGCTCTGATACGTCTCGTCTACTGAGAAAGCCAAACAAATACCAGACATCATCTGACTTCTTTTTAGCCATGATGCATTCGTTGCTTATGAACGGCAACTCTTACTCTGTAGCCACCAGAGATAGCAGAAATCGGGTCACATCACTTACTCCTCTGAACCCACTTGCCGTTCAACCCCACATTATCCCAGATACAGGTGAAATATTTTACCGTATTGCGATAACAGATATGGATATCATGGGTTTTGACCCACGCGACTTCATACCACAGCGTGATATGTTGCACGTTAGACTGTTTACACCAACACATCCTTTAATAGGCGTTAGTCCATTAACTGCGTGTGGCGCATCTGTGTCGTTAGGGTTAACAATACAGGCAGAGCAGACACGTTTCTTTCAGAATCAATCCAAACCATCAGGACTACTTACCACTCCAAAGCCTTTAAATAAAGAGCAAGCGAAGCGGTTAAGTGAAGCCTGGGCGAAAGGCACCAGAGGCGATAACTCAGGCAAAGTGCCAGTTCTTGATAACGACCTTAAGTTTCAACAAATGTCTCTGTCATCTGCAGAAGCACAACTGATTGAGCAGTACGGTCTTACCAAGAAGGACATTGCAATAGTTTACCGAGTCCCATTGTACATGGTCGGTGAAGGTGAGAGTCAATTCAAAACAGCAGAGGCATCACAACGTGACTTTGTTACTCGTAGTCTTGGTTTTTATATTGAGCATATTGAAGCTGCTCTCGATGCGTTTTTCGGCTTTGATGGACGAACTGAATTCATTGAGTTCGATGTTGAGCGTGGGATAATGCGACCAGAGTATAACGCACGTATCGAAGGTCTGACAAAAGGTGTCCAGGGTGGTATCTTCTCACCTAATGAAGCACGTAAGAATGAAGGATTGCCTGCTAAAGAAGCTGGTGACAACCTGTTCATGCAGAGACAGAATGTGCCCATCGACATGCTTGGCGATGACGTACTTGCTATGGAAAGTAGTGGTTCTTCAGAAAAGCCGAGTGAAGACACTACAGAAGAACCTAAAGAAGACACATCTGCAGATAATGATACCAAGTCCAATGACTTCGAAAACTGTAGAAAACTTTTAGGATTAGCAGCATGACAGATGAACAATTAACGGCCTTAATACAAGAAGCCATAAACAAATCAGCAGGCGAACTCAGAAAAGAAATGCTGATTATCGATACCGTTTATGAAGACCTGGAGAAAGTTAAGGTTGAGCAGAAGCGTTTAGAAGGTACTTGTGATGACGACTATAGTGTTATCCATGATGAGCTTGTTGAACAACAGAGACAAGAGCGTGATAGTCTAACAAACACGGTATCTGAGACTATTAAGCAGCAGGACGAAGCGATAAAGAATCTTGAGTCAAGCCTGTTTGAAAACATGAATTCTCTCTTCAAAGAATACCAGTTAGAACAGAAGATATACATCCAGGATGAATTGCTAAGAATCAACAACCACATCAACCAGAAACTTAATACACTGAAAGGTGAAAAGGGTGACAAGGGTGACAAAGGCGAGAAAGGTAATGACGGTCTTATCAATGGGGCATCCAAATGGGAAGATGGTGCCATTGCCAAAGAAGGACAAGCCTTCACTCATCGCCACGGACTATGGTTGTGTCAGTCTAAAGAGACTGCGAGAGAACCTGCAGAAGGAGATGACTGGATACTTCTTGCCAATGGACTTCACTCATTAGATTTGGTTGGCGGTATGTTATGGAGACAAGACTCAACTGGTGGGGCACTTATGCTTGGACGGACGACTCCAAGTCATGAGGGTGAATTTGACCCACGAGTAGAATACGAGATGAACGACATTGTTACCTACAGGGGTTCAACCTTCTATTCATTAGAAGACGATAACAACAATGTCCCACCGAGCAACAGTTGGCGCATCCTGGCTCAAAAAGGATCCAAAGGTAATAAAGGTGAGCCTGGGGTGGTCAACATTAAAGATATTGTTGAGATAGTCCGTGAAGTGGTTAAAGACGAGTTGAAGGAAGACGAATAATGTCATGGCCTACACTACAAGATGTCAAAGATTACTACGGGTATCATACGTCTGACTACAACGACCAGTTGACGCAGATTATTACCTGGACATCAGCCCTTATCGAGAAATATCTGGGACGTGAGTTCAGCGAGATGGAGTATTCGCAAGAAGCCTATAAGCTGAATAGCGACTTGATGCATTTGGCTAATTACCCTGTATCAGAATTACTCACAATCACAATCGATGGAGTAGAAGCTGATGTCAGTGAATATCATCTTGATAAGAATATTGGAAGCGTTTACGGTGACTTTACTACTGGTGCTGTGTACGTTGTTACTTATACCGGTGGCTACGCTACGCTTCCTCAAGTGGTTGAGGACGCCTTCTACGGTATCGTCAACGACAGGTTTGAAGACTACAAAGACAGAATAGGTGTCGCAACCGATTTAGATGCAAAAGATGTTACGTTGTTTGACTTTGCCAAAGTGTCATTTGATACCGGTGGCACTGGAAGCAGTATATCTTACCAGGGTGTTGGGTCAGGCAACGTACCTGCTTCATTAGCAAACTACCTTGGCATGTTAGACATGTACAAGTCTGATGTCGTGGTCCTAAGTGTGAGTGGGGTATCCTAATGTCATTACAATCACAATTTGCCAGGACAGGTGAGCTTGCAGCACAGCTGATTAATGCTGCTGGAACCACAGTCATATTCACACCGAAGTCTACAGGTGTACCCGTCACTGCTAAAGCCTTTATAAAAGAGTTAGGCAATGAAGAGCTGGTGGCAGACTATCGACAGGGCGACTTGCGTGTTGAGATAGACGCAACGAAAGTACCAGGCATCCCTATGAAGTACGATGTACTGACTATCGATGGCAAGAATTATACAGCGGTGGACCCATCCGGTGCACCACGTAGAGCAGGTGACATTGTCTATGCTTACAAGTTTGTCGTGAGAGGCTCATGAGCAGTAAGTATGTCAGAGATGAATTCAGGGAGTCATGGCCAACACTGGTCCCGACTATCCCTTTGTTTGATACGATAAACGAAGATCCTGATCACACGACTATGCCAGACCTGTGGGCAACAGAAGAGTACGTTGCCTTTAATGAAGATCCCATGTCATTGGGACAACCTTCATGTCGGAGAGAATCCGGCACAATTTCAGTTGTCATTTCTTCCCGTTCAGGTGGTGGTGATAGCGACTTAAACGATGCTGCAGAAACTATTAGAGATGCGTATCGTTATTGGAGTGTTACTGATTTGAGAGTGACACAGATAGATCCACCACTTGCGAGTGATGGGTATTCAGATGGCTATTGGTACATCATGAATATCGATATCTCGTATGAATATGATAGATACATTTAAGGAGTTTAAATCATGCCCGTCTCAGCAGACCAGACGCAGATAGCAATAGTACGGGAGTCAACATACGGTGTGACTCCTGCAACCCCAATATTCTTGATTCTACCGATTACCGGTGAGTCTTTGGTAGGTAATGCCAACACTGAATTATCACAATCACTCAACCCTTCACGACAGGATCTGGATAGTATCCTGACGGGTATGGATGTCGCAGGTTCTCTGGACTTTGAGTTTGCCAAAACACCGGCAATGACTCTTATGCTCGAATCAGCATTAGGCTCAGATACCGTGTCTGATACGACTAACCGAGACTTATTCGTTGGACAGGACCAGATATCCTACACAGTAGAAAAGCGTTGGCCTGACCCAGCAACACCAGGTGAATATTTATACCATCGTTATACAGGGTGTGTATCAAATACCTTTACCTTAAACATGGCAGCCGGCGCATCCATTACTGGAAGCTGTGGCGTTATTGGTAAGCAGTTGACTACCGATACTACAGAGATTGTTGGTGCGACTTATCCTGACCTAACTTCATTTGAAGTGTTTCGTGGTCCAGACGTTGCCAGTATCACCATTGATAATGAAGGCGGCACACTTGCACCAACATTAACCGATGCCTGTGTTACTGATATCACGGTTAACCTGAATAATAACTACCGTGGCATTCAGTGTCTGGGTACGTTAGGTAATAAAGAGACAGTCATTGGTAAATTCAATGCGACTTACGACCAGACTATCTTCTTTAGCCATAACCAGCTAATGGATGACTTCTTAGCACAGTCAATTATTAATGAGACTGTGGTTGTGGGCAATGATACAACGGATGACCACTACACCTTTATCACAACCAAAGGTAAGTTTGCATCAAACGAAGTGGTAGCCGGTGGAACAGGTACTGATGTGGTTAACGCTAATACAGTGAACTGGTTATACGATACAGCAATAGCGACACCAACCACTATCGAGATATCTACATCAGAAGGACTGTAGTAACTGCGGAGTGGGACAGTTTTTCCAAATTCTGTCATTTCAACCACTCCACCCATTAAAAATTTGGAGAGTAATATGTTTGGCAATATAGGCGACTATCAGACTGAAGCTGATATCGAGATGGACGGTGTGATCATACCTTTCAAGAAGGGACGGTCTATTACCATCAGACGAGCAGGCGGTTCTAACCAGGCTTACACTGACTACGCAGCCATGAGGTTTAAAGAAACCAAACGGCAGACAAAGACAGGTGATGTTGAAGAAGATGTGGCACGTGAAGTTATGTACGACATCTACGCGACTAAGGTTGTTATCGGGTGGGCAGGCTGGAAGGATAAAGAAGGTAAGGATATCCCCTTCACCAAACAGAATTGTATGAAGTTGTTTCAGGAGTCCAGAGAAATCTATGCCATCATATTTGAAGAGGCACAGAACCTGGATAACTTCAGGTCAGAAGAGATATTTAACTCGGGAAACGTCTAGGAGACTTTCTTGTCTGGCAGTCTGAATGGTCAGAGATATACAAGAAGGTCAAAGCAGCAGGTGGTAAGATTACTGAGCCACCTGAAGTTACCCCTGAAGATGAATGCATATATCATTGCATTGCTGATGTGTCGAGCGAAAGGACGTACAATGGTTACATTGGGTTTAACTCAGTAATCAACTGGTGTTCATTCCATGGACTAAACAAAGAACGGACATTATATTACTGGGATGTTATAAAAATCTGTGAAGGTATAGTACACAAATGGCACTCGCACAAATCAAAATAACACCTAAGCTCACGCCAACCGGCAGGGCTAAGAAGAACACTTTCGAGGCAACTATCCTTGACATCGATGACCTGGGCTATGCTGTCCAGGTTGTTACCGCACAAGAGATTGAACAACAGAGAGCACTGGGTAATGACCCAACACATTTGATTGTGGATAACTCTGGATCCAAACCTGTCTCTGCTACCAAATACCGCATACAAACTTTCTTTGCCGACAGTAAGGTTGCTGCACAGGCTGCTATGGCAATCTACAAAGAGCTCAAGAAACTTACCCGTGTCGATACTACCTTAGCGCGATCGTCTTTTGAAATCTGGGCTACTCAGGATACCTTCAAGAAAGGCAGTGAGTACAGGGTATTCAAACATGTACCATCCGTTGGGTTACTTGAGAAGCTGATGAGTTCACTACCAGAGAAAGGACGTATTATCGTTGCCGGTCCCATGGTGCCTTATGGTAGAAAACTCTACTGGAACCCAGCTGGCAAGAAGCGTCAACGTCAGAAGTACAGAAAAGGATTCAATGCAGACACAAAACGCATTGTCAGAGTTAAAGTGCCAGGGCAGAAGATTAACACCAACATGAGACAGCTGGCTATGTCCAGAGTAAAGCGCAAGTATCCTGGCGTTCTCATTGTCGGTCGATGGATACAAGCGATGACTGTCAACAAAGATGACCGTTGGCCTGGTATCGCTATCGGCACCAAGAGTAAAGGAAAGATAAAGTAATGGCTACCACTACCGCAAAGCGTGTCATTGTTATTGATGTCAAAGGTTCAGCAGAAGCAATCCAGCACCTTAAAGCATTAGAGAAGCACTCTAAGCAAGTCGATAAAAACATTGGCAAGATGCAGAAGGCGTTTAATAGTCTGGGTAATACGGTCAAGGCGTTTATTGCTTATCGTCTAACTGCATACATCGCACAGGTGGTCCCTGCATTTATTGAATTGTCAGACTCTGTGTCATTGATGCAGTCAAGACTTTCTCTGGCTACTGGCAGCATTGAAGAAACTGCAGATGTGATGGATAAGCTGTTTGGTGTGGCAGAGAGATCCCGTGGTTCTATAGATGCCGTTGCAACACTGTACACAAGACTAGCTACGTCAACGAAAGACCTAGGTGCTTCGCAGAAAGAGTTATTAGACTTTACTGAGCTGGTATCAAATACATTCGTTTTGTCTGGTGCATCTGCACAGGAGGCTGAGTCAGGTGTCAGGCAGTTAAGTCAGGCGATGGCAAAAGGTAAGCTGAACGGTGATGAATTTGTCTCTATCATGGAGAACAATGTTTACTTCGGCGATTTGATGACAAAGACGTATGGCAAGACTCGTGGTGAGCTTAATGCGATGGCGGAGGCAGGTGAATTAACTGCAAGCACATTATTGAAGATGGGCAGTGAGGTACAGGGCACAAGAGATAAGATAGAAAGCATGGCTGTTACGTCAGGACAGGCAGCAACAGCAATAGGCAATGCTTTTGCCAGGATTGTGTCTGAAAGCAGCACACTAAATGAATTGATGGGCAGTCTGTTTGGTTCAATTAAAAGTTTTGCTGATGGGGTTGGACAAGGCAGCAGACAAATGTACTTGTTTGGAGATGCCCTTAAAAAGAGCAGGTTGCAGGCAGAATTGCTTGAAGCAAGAATTAACGCACTGAGCGGTAGAAAGCGCGGACTTGGACAACTCAACACACAATTAAAGGAGTTAAGGTCACAGGACTTATTCTACCAGATTGCACAACAGGCTCAGGAAGTTGCTAAAGCTCAGGAGCGTGTCAACAATGCCAGAGGGCAATCCGGCAGAGGTGCTAGACAAAACTTAGCTAATCAGAAAGAACTGTTGAGAGTAATGCTTAAAGTCCTTGAGGCTGAGTCTGACTTTGCATCAAACAGAAAAGCAGCTGCTACAAGTACCGGCGGTGGAGGTGGCGGCACCAAAGAAGACCCACGAGCTAAGGCAATAAAAGATTTTGAAAGTGCGCTGTTGAGCAG